ACACTCTGAATGTTTTGTTTTTCCCGTCCCTATTGAGATTCCAGGCACCTAGTAAGAACGGGACCGGATTCCGGGTGATTTCCAGGGGAAATTAGAAAGGGGCCAAGGGGGAACGATGGCAAATCCCCACGTTATATTACCCCTTCACACTTTTTTAACTAAACTACCAGGGGTGGTGGTCTTTGTTGTTATCGGTTATTGGTCTTTGTTGTTGGTAAGGTGATAATTAAAATCACTTCAAACATGACCTAGTGCTCCACTCTTTAAGTCCTCTTTAAGTCCTCCTAAGTACTCTTAGGTACTCTTAAGTAAACTTAGAACAACTAACAAGGACAAAAAAGAAGACCTATTTAAGAGTACAATCTAGAGAAGAGACATAAAGACTTACCAATAGATCTCCCTATCTCAATGGTTTTGTTGAATTCCCCCCCTATAGTCCCCCCCTTTTTTTTTCTTCTTTTCTCCTACTGTGACGACGACAACCAAATCGACACGTTATCCAGGTGTGTCGAAAAAGGGGTGTTCAAATCGACACATGGCCTCATTGGCCCGTATTTGGCTTCTGAGAGGTCGAGGGGTCGTTTGGGTGTGGGGAGTCTCGGGAGAGGTTCAAAGGCCTTTAAGGGGCATCCTCGTCCCATTTAGAGCACACTCTCAACGATTGCCTCAAAGTAACACCGCACTAGGTAGTGTTTGCCCTCTTTGTGTCGAAAGATCGACCAATTCTGGGAGTTGGAACCAAAGAACGGTTCCAGGATCAGGCACACTGGAATGAGTTTGCGAAGGAAAAGCGATCCGCGCCCCCCACTTTTGATTGGTTTTGGTCCCCGTTCCTTCAAGGTTGGAAAGAAATCGGTCATCTTTTGGGAAAAGTGTTGGGCAAACTGTGCTCCTTTTTGAGAAGAGTGCCAAAAAAGGAACTCATGTCCATTTGCGTGGGGCGAACTTGACGAATTAAAGTGCAACTCGACCACAAGTGCGACCGTTCCTAGTGAACTTACCTTGTCTGCAAGCCACTTGATTGCCTGGGAATACGTCTTTCCTCCGTAGTTACTAAGTAAAACAGGCTTAACCAGTGCGCTTTCCTCCAGCAACTCACACAGTTCAGTGGCGATTTCAAGGTTATATCGGTGCTCTGAGACAGAACCGTCCCAGGATTCCGCACCGTTGTCCCCCTTTCGACTGTGACCCACGGCAACCACTACGATGGGACGGTCGTCCTTGTCCGGTGTGGGGGGAATGTCCCGTCCCTCTGCCTTGCTCTTCAGTAGCTCTAGAGTAACGTCCCGGTGGTGTTGGAGATCCGGGGAGTCTGCGTAAAGTTCGTTGAGTGCGTTGTAAAGAAGCCGGTAAATAATTTTCATTTGAGACGTTGTTTTTCCACCTTTATAGCCAATTCGGGGACGATCTGCCCCCTTTGCGATTGTAGTAGGAATCAGCAAGTTTCCGCAACTCATCGCTGAGAAGATCCTCTTTTCGTTCAGTGCGCTTTGTGTCTGCGTCCTGTGCCATCTGGTCAACCCAATATTGGACTGCCATTGCAAGTGCGTCGAGTCTGTCATCGTGGGTCAGTGATCCTTTTTGCCCGGTGATCCTGGAGAGTTGGTAGATTAACTGGTAGCGGAGTTGGGACTCCAGTGGGTATTTCTGGCACGATTCGTAGTCGAGTTTGATGACCTTGGGGTCAATAACAAGCCTGTGCTGGTTGAGCACGGGTTCCATGACATCGATGATGCGCCGTTCCTTTTGGATGTTGTGACGGACTTCCTCAAGGGAGCAAGGATGAACCTTTTCAAGATACGGTTTGAAGATCTCGGAGAACATCCCGTCACCAAAGTTGCTTTCTATGATGATGGCGTTGGTCTTGTGTTCGTGGGCTTTAAGGGCAAGCGTTTTGAGGGTGTGCTCGTTGTAGCCCCCTTGGGTTCCACCACAATCAACAACAAAAAGGTATCCGTTCAGCATCTTTACAACTGCCCACGATGTCTCGTCCTTTCCTCGTCCTGACGGGTCAATGGACATGACACTTCCGGTGAACGGGATGTAGTCCCCCACGATCTTCATCGGTCGGTAGAATCGGTCCCCGGTGAACCCCACGTTAGGCACACTGTCATCCCAGGTGTTCTCGGGAGCTTGCGCCCACACCACCTTTTCCGGTGCCGTCTCGCCATCGATGTCCATGACAACAAGGTCGTTCACCTTCAGCGGGAACTTGTCCATGTCGGACAACTTGGGGTCCAGCATGAACTGCATGGCGAACCCGGATCGTCCGTAGGAGACTTCACGTTCCGCAAGGTCGATGTCACTGAAGCGTGTTGGCTCAGTAGCGTCCCCTACGTGTTTTTTGTCGGAGGTTACGCAGATACCGCTTACCAGAGACTTGTAGATCTTCTCGTTGCGTTGCGGGGTGATCTTCTTTGCCGTCCAGATCTGGGTGGAGTATTCGCGTTCAACGAGTTTGTTGTAGATGCTGTCCTCGCACTGTGGGGTGCCAAGAAAGAGCACCTTGCAGTCGTCGTCCGGTTTCAGGATCGCTTCAAACTCCTTTACCTGCTCGGAGAGTTTGTCCCGCATCCCCTGGGTTGCACTGTTGTTTGGAACCTCCACATCATCGGCAACGATCAGGTCAGCACGGGAACCTGTAAGTTGGGAGGTGATCCCAAGGGACTTTACGCTAGGTGCGTGGGACGCTTGTGCGGGACCGACATCAAACGATATCTTACTGAAGCGTTGTTTGTCCTTTGGTTTGAGGTGCGCCAGGATCGGCATTTCGTGGATCAGACGCAGCGTGAACGTGCTGAAGTCGTCTGCCCGTGTCTTGGATGCGGAGACAACAAGGATGTTCTTCTGGGGGTCCAGATACAACTGGTGAACGACATAAGCTGAACAAATCCAGCTTTTGCCCACTCCCCGGAACCCTTGGATTACACCCCGCTTAGGACCGTTTTGCATCCACTCAGCAATCTCATACTGGATCGGAGTGGGGTCTGGTAGCTTGAGGTGTTTCCAACAGACAAACAAAAAGTTCCGAAAGTCCGTTAGTTGTTCCTCTACTTTCATTCGTTAGCTGCCGCACAGAGATCCTCGTCGTCGTCGTCTTGGAACGGAAGGACGTTTACCAGTTCCGCAAGGGGAGATCCCTCGGATACACTGGTGTGGATGTTGTTGTCCTTGAGGAGTTGCCGTGCTGCGTTGAGCAACGAAGGGGCAGCTTCGCCCTCCTGGATTCGGTTGGTGAACTCGTCAATTAAAAGATCCTGGAGTGCGTCGAGTTTCAGCGACTTGTTTTCCTGTGTAGATTCACTCATAAAGAAAAGAAATATGGGGATAATGTGGTCGGACCCTACTTCTTTTTTATAAGTTGTGCGATCTTTAAAGCCATATAAAGCAGTGTGGCGAATCCAACTGCGATTGCCACCAGGGTGTTCACTTGCTCAAGGGTAAGGTTCAAAACAAAACCAGTAACTCCGACTAACGATGGTGACACAGTGTTGTTCATTGCTCGCTTCCATTCCGCTTTTTAGGGTGTCGGTATTGGATTACCTTGTGTTGCTTGTTCGTAATACAATTGGCGTGCGTCCTTGAACCCCTTAACAAGTTCAGGGAACTCCTTGAGCATCTGGTATTGTGCTCTCCTCCGATAAGCACGAATCACCTTGTTGGCTAAACTGACCCTTGGAGTCTTTTTGCCTGTCTGTTCGTGAGGAATGTGCTCGGGGATGCTTTTGTATCCAGAACTTTGAAACAGCTTCTTTAGAGCTTGCCGTAGCGTGCGTCCGTTGATCTTTACTTCTGAGGAGAGTTCAAGCCACCTGTCATACGCTTGCCGTCCTTGGGAGTTGTACATCTCAGTGAGGTTCAACTCAGGAATCCCCCGGAAATTCTTCTCAGGTTTGGAGAACCCGTGACGAAGGTTAGCGATCTCATTGTCCACAAGGCTTTTGGATACCCTGGAAACCTGTGCAAAGTTGGCAGGTTCAAGGATTCCAAGGACGTTATCCCGATACACAGGGTCTCCAAGGACGGTGCGTTTCGGTGGGATGTGTTCCCCTGCTCCTGGAACCCGGCGAAGCACTGCATCTGCCCACCCCCGTGTCTCTCGGATCATTCGTCTTCCTTGGTCGTCGTCGTTGAAGAACCCGGTGTCCTGAGTCTTGTTAAGGATGTTTGGAACAAACCCCGCAGCAATATCCTTGAATAGCTTGGGACCGTAAGTTTCCATGTCTCTCGCCGCATTAAGCACATTGTTTAACCCACGAAGATAAGATCTGTCAGTGATGTTAAACGCTACTGACAATGAAACAGCAGAAAACAACCCTTCCTCGCCTTGAATGTCCTCTTGGTAAGTTTTTGCGTCGTTGTAGTCTGCCAATACTCCAAGAATTGTGGTTATGGGGTCAACACGTTGGTAACTGATCCACTTGTCCCCCCATCTTACTGAATACGGTTGCCATCCGGTCGCACGCAACGCTTCGCGTTCCTCTTTGTTTTCGGGACCGTAACCACTGATCTTGTCTCCGTTGGATTTGAGATACCACAGGAGTGCTGCTGTGTACCCCACAGAAGCGGAAAGTCTTCCCTTTAACTCAACGATCTCCCGTCCGGTTCCGTTCTTCATCACTTCCCGGTAAGCACCTGCTTGTCCCATCAAGGATTTGTAGGTCTGTTCAGTAAGAGCACCAATGGGGTTTCGACTTAATCCAAACCCAAGGATGTTCCAGGGAGTCCTTAAAAACGGGACGACTAACTTGAAAACAGGCAATTCTCTAAGTCCCGCCGCAACCTTGCTTCCAACTGGACCCTCCAGCTCTTTCGTGAATGTAACGTCCTTTGCGTATTTTACTGCTCCTTCAGAAAGACGGGTCTGGTGGGGGGATCGTTGGTTATCCTCAATGTATTTATAGAGTGCCTTTGTCTGTGCTCCTCCTTCAGTGGTTTTAATGCCCTTTGCTTTCATCTCTTTCAAGGCTTGCACCACCAATCCTTTTTCAGAAAAAATAGAGACTGATCCATCGTGAGTATTTCTCAGCATATGACTATCCACAGTTTGTGTCACATAGTCAGCAATTTGCCTCCCGTCAGTCATCCCATGTTTAGCAACTGCCTCAACCATTGCCTCTTGTCTGACAAATTGGTGAGCAGCAAGGGTCTTGTAAAAGTCGTCAGTTGCCCCAAGAAACTTCATAGGAAGACGACTGATGTTGTTCATCCAAGTCAATCCCTGCTCTGCTGCGGTTCCTTGCTTGTTCCATACTTCTGGAGAAAATGCTCCCTTTCCCTTTAGGTTCTCGTCCCACGCTCTCGCTGAACCAAGAAACGCACTTTCATCCTGTCTCCAGGACGTTTGAAAGTTTCTAAAGGAAGTAGCTACGTCTTCAAAGAATCCCACCACATTAAAAACCGCTCGTAACTGTGCTTTCGCTGCAGCGTCCCCGGCAAGTGCTCCCCATGAGGAACCTACAGCTACTTCCAGGTTCTTTAATCCCATAGCGATAGACGGTCCTATAGCGTTAATGAGAAGGGTAGAGGGAGCACCCAAAAGGGAACCCATGAACGCTTGCAAAGTGCCATCCATCAATTTGGTTTGGATGTGCGCTTGTGAGTAGTTGTTGACTGCATATAACCGTTGGACCGGATCTTCAATATTACTCAAAAACGAGTAGCGTTTTGCCAGTGTGCGTGCGTCCCCGGAACCAAGTATGGTGTTGATGAACTTTCCAAACTCCTGCTCGGTCTCCAAGTCCAACGCTTTTAAGCGCACCTTTGCGTCTTTAACCAATGCTTGCCGTTGCTCTGCTGCCTTTTTTCTGAGAGCTGCGCCCGCGCCTTTAGTATCCTTGGGGAACTTGTCCCGCTTTATCTTTAACTCACGTTCGATCTCCTTGAGACGTTCTGCTGAAAGAGTAGCGTTCTCATTGATTGTCTTGACTGCATCCTCCCCAAGTTTCTCGTCCTTTATCATGCGCCCATAGAACTTCTCAGCACCTTCCAGTGCTTTGATCTCGTCATCAATGCGCTTCAGTTCCCCGGCCTTTTCTGCTTTTATCTTTGGAGGTTCCGCTTCGATCAACCTTTTGCTGACAAGTAACTGATTACGAAGAGAATTCAGTTTCTCCCTTTTAGTTTCCAGGCGTGCTCTGGCGTTTTTAAGTTCCTTTGCGGGTTTCTGTGCTTCACGCTTCAGATCGTTAAGTTCCTTTTGGACCGTCTTGGTGCGCTTCTGTGCCTC